TTCAACTGTTAATGTTTTAAGGTCACCGGTAGCACCATCAACAGTTTTGACCTTAACAGCACCATATTGTGTAAGGTTTCTCCTAAACTCACCCAAGTTTTGACCATCATAGTTTACTAATACCAGAATAGTATTTCTTGCATCTTCCTGCATATTGTTTTCAAAATCAGAAAGTATGGTGTTAATTCCATCCTGAAGACTTTTTACTTTTTTAATCAAAGGAATTTCCTTGTTGTTATACTTAAAAGGAATTAAGGGTATCTTTTCCCAATTGTAGCTGACTTCTTTTCCGTCTTCATCAATAACAACAATATAATTACTTGATGGATTTTCTACATCAGGAATTAAAGTACCATTCTGAAGAATATATCTGTCAATTCCTTTGATTGAATAAACTTCAACCTTTTCAATGATTACTTCTTTTGTGCCTTCATAAGCTTCAACTTCATAAATCCTTACAGCAAAATCCAATATAGTATGTTCAGCATCTTTCCAAAATGGAAGTATTTCATAAGGTTCAAACTTCTTAAAAGCCAATTCACCTTGTTCATTGTAATAAGGATGCAACCAAGCAATACCACCATTCAAAACATCCTGACCAATGTTTTTTAAGGTTCTTTGAAAACGATTATTAAATATTTTCTTCAGTAAATTAATATAGGTTTTATTTTCACCATCAAAAGTTAATGGTTGACCTAATAAATAATTTACCTTTTGGTCAACCATTTTTGCATACTGATTATCAACAATTTTATTGTTTGGTAAGTTTTCAACTTCTTGAAGAAGTCCATCTTCACCAATCACTGTTCTTTTTCTATTTAGAATATCATGGTCACCTTGATAATATCTTTCACCTTCAATCATCAGCTTCCGTTTTGGTGAATTCTTAAACTTTGCAATTTCACGTTCCAAGAATTGTTTATCTGTCATCCTGGTCTTTGCACCTTCTGCAATAATCTTATTAATCCTTCTTGTTTCACTTCCAAAATTTAAAAAACTAAACAATGTAATTCACCACCCTTTAATCAAAACTGAATGTATTCCCCTGACCAATCTTTTCTGCTATTCCTGTTGTAGCATCAGGTGCATCATCATGAAGATTTTTACCTTCTTTTTGATACTTGGTCATTGCTTCATAGTATTCAGGAAATCTATCTTTCCAATTCACTGGAAAGTAAACATGGTTCATAACCCAAGTTGAATTTGAAAGTATTCTTGCTTTCTTATTTTTGGATTGATGGAACCAATTAATCTGAACTCTATTAGTCCTATATTTTTCATGTAGTATTCTTTCAACCTGCCTTGCAAATCCTCTACCACCATTGTTGGATTCAATGTCTGCAATGTTTACTTTATCTTCATATAACATCTTTGCAACTGCTGGTTCTGTAACTTCCATTGGTTGTTTTGTATATAACACATTAAGAACATAAGCTTCACCATTATAAACACCATAATTAATACTGCAAAGGTAATCATCACCCTGGTCAGCAGTATCAGTGTAATTTCTGATTGATGTAAATAAAAGATTACCCTTTTCATCCATAGGTAATTTGGTGTAAGTCTTGAAGCTAGTGTATAATCTACCTTTAATATCAACAGGTTCTTGTTGATAATTAGCTGAAGCAATTTCAATACCCATAGCTTTACACTTTGCTTCATAAGATTTTCTTGAAAGTATTTCAGGGCAAAGCATTGTTCCATCTTCTTGTAAAGCTTTCATGCTTATATGCCTTACTTTTGCACCAGTTTCTTTGAAGTATTCTAAAGCCCTTCCAGCCAAATCACCAGTTGCCCACCTGGTCATGATGATGATGATTTTACCGCCTTCTTCAAGCCTGGAAAGCATTGTATTAGTAAACCAATCCCAATGTTTTGCAAGAACATCAGCATTATAAGCTTCCTGTGCATTTTTAATAAGATCATCAATTATCATCAGGGTACAACCAAAACCTGTTGCGGTACCAGTTGGAGAAGTAGCAAGGTAATTATTATATCCACCTTCTAAACTCCAAAGGTTCATTGCACCATCACCATACTTAATTCTGATACCTGGAAATATATCAGAATAAACAATCTTGTCTTTATCAACTTTAACTTCTTGAATTGTATTTCTCACATTCTTTGAAAACATAGTTGAAAGGGTTTCATTGTATGAACCAGTCATGATTTTTTCATGTTTGTTATTACCAAGAACCCATTCAACAAAATTACCCGCTGTTCTTGACTTCCCATGTCTTGGGGGCAAGTTGACAATTAAAACTTCATCATCACTTTCATAAAATTCTTGAAGTTCATTGCACAAATTAACCAAATATTGACGGTTTGGTTTATAGAAATCAGGGGCTTTCAAATTACAATAATCAAAGAAGCTTTTTCTTGCTAATGCCTTTTTAATTTCAATCAAATTAGGTTTAGCCATCTTCTTCACATTTCTTTGCCAATGCCCTTAATTCCTCAACCGTCAATTCATCATAAGGTGATTTTTGATTTAGTTCACCATTTAATTCAAAATCACGCTTATCCCGCCACACATCAGGTTTACGATTTTTCAACCAAAATATCTGTGCAGTAACATCAGGTTGAACTTCTTTGACCACTTCTTTTGTAACTACCAACTTTGATTCAGGCTCACCAGTGTGTGGGTTAAGTTCAGTAACTCTTTCTTTAGTTACTTCAACATATTTATAACCCAAGGCTCTTTTAAGCAAGGCATTTTCAACTTCAATATCAACAACTTCCTTACCCCTTTTTAAGGTGTCCGATATGTCTGAATATTTCTTTTTCCATTCAGCTAATGTTGACCTTGAAATTCCTATATTTTTAGCAATTTGTTCATCCGTCAATCCATTCCTTGCCCATGCTTCCAGCTTCAGTAAACCTTCACTGGTAAGCCAATCTTGAAATTTCCCTCTTGCCATGAAGGTTCACCTTCCTTTCTCAAATTAAAAAAGAGAACATTCAAGCCGGAGATAAGCCTGAACATTCTCTTTTTACGAATAATAGTAATTTTTATTATAATAACTATGTTATCATAATAATATTTATAATAATGCACTACAAGTGCGCCTATGTGACATGCAATGTGACATTTTATTTCAGTTCAATCCCTATTTTGTCAAGGATTACTTTCCTTAAATCTTCAATTGAAACATAATTCTTATCAATTGAATCAAATATATTATCAACTTGTTCAAGCAGCCTTTTAATTCTCACATGACCCCAGCCCCATTTATCATGAAGGCATATAGCAAAGGATGCTATTATTGCATTAGTTGCATAATTTATTGCATCCTTGGCTGAAGCTTCTTCAATCATTTTCAGGTCTTTTGCTGTAATACCCTTCTTTTGAAGCCTTCTTCTTTCAGCCCTATTCATGACTTCACCCCTTTATCTGAAAATTTCACATATAACTTCATCTGAAAACAAGTGAATTTTCAATATGTTAATCAAACGATTTTTATTTCTACTAACAGTTGCAACATCAACATTAAAATATTCTGCAATTTCTTCCCTGGTCTTACCTTCAAAATATCTTAATCTGATTAGGTCATAATAATTATCATCTTCAAGCTTTGACAGTGCAGCATCTATTATTTCTATGTATCGTTTGGTTATCATAATTGAATTTTCAAGTGCTTCAATTTGTTCTTCAACTTTTTCAAAGTCATTTCTGGTATCAAGCTGATAATTCCCTGTGAAATTCACAATGCTTTTACTTCTTTTCTGAATACCTTCTTGTTTTATTTGTTCAATTACCTTTTGTTTATCAGCTATAACCTGCTTGAAGTTCATGTAATTATAAAGCAACTGTTCTGTTTTCTGAAAAGCAGTCTGCTTATTATGCTTTGTAAAACCTTTCTTTTTCAACTCAATTAATAGTTCCTGAACAACATCTATTAAATTTTGAATATCAACTTTCAAATCTTCTTTCATAAAATCACCCTTTCTTATCCTGGTTCAAGATGGTTCAAGATCGGTTCAAGATGGTTCAAGATCTTTTTTTACATCTTGAACCGCTTCAAACCCTTATATATCAAGGGTTTCAAGGTTTCGGGTTCAAGATGTCCAAAATATTTCCCCTATATACTTTTATATTTTATATATTATATATATATTTATTTGTTTTAAGTATTTAATTTAAAAATAATATAATATATAAAGAACTTTCATTTTATCTTGAACCATCTTGAACCGCACCCCTCAAACCCTTGCTATTACTGCATTTGAAGCGGTTCAAGATGTCTTGTTTACATCTTGAACCCATCTTGAACTTTTGCCTACATCTTGAACCGTTAATAAGGTACAGTAAATTAATTATTTAAAACTTTATTTCTACAGTTACAATTGTGTCGTTTTTAACGCCACCGTGGGGAACTAACAAAATTCTTTTTATCTCAAACCCTCTGTTTTTACCCATCCCCATGCTATTCCAACCAAAACTGATTACTTTCCCACCAGGTTTTACTACTCTCGCAATTTCGTCTTTAACATTAGAATAAAAATCCGATTTGGTATTAAATTCTTTAATTCCTATGCCTTCGTAACATTCTTTAATTTGTCGTGGTGAATAAGGTGGGTCAAATAATACACCGTCCGCGTATTCATTTGCAAACATCTTTAAAAAATCTGTAGCCTCCATGTGATAATCTGCATCGCAGTTTGGGTTAAGGTCATTCGTGATAGTCGCAATCTTACTATTCCTCGCAAATGGGTCTAACCAAATT